TAACTACGATGTACTTACACAAGCTGTTTATTTTCAAAACGTTAATTTAGGTTCTAACTTTACAGTTAATTTTAGAGGAGATGGTTCTAATACTTTAAACTCGGCTCTAGCAACAGGTGAGTCTGTAACAGCAGCGTTAATTACGAAACAAGGAAACACAACATTTTTTAATACATCTGTATTAACAGTTGATGGTACATCAACAGGGGTTACAGTAGTTTATCAAGGTGGTGCGGCTCCAACAACTGGAAATGCTTCATCTAATGATGTCTACACTTACACAGCAATCAAAACAGCTGCATCAACATACACAATATTAGCAGCACAAACTCAATTTAATTAAGGAGATTTTGTAATGCCTTTAAACTCAACACGTGGAGCAGGATCTGCAAAAGGATTTGGATTTACAGCAGGTGGAGTTAAACCAACTGATTTTGATTATTTAGTAGTAGCTGGCGGTGGAGGAGGACGTGGTGATATTGGTGGCGGAGGTGGTGCAGGTGGTTTAAGAACTTCATTTCCTGGTGGAACAAAAATAACAATAAGTGACAAAATTACAACAATCACAGTAGGCGCAGGAGGTTCATCAGTGGCTAATAGCGCTACAGGATCACCGCTTTCTGCATGTCATGGAATTGATTCTTCAATAGGATCTTCTATAATTTCTGCAGGGGGTGGTTATTTTAATGCTCAAGCCTTTGATCCGGGAACTCCAGAGTTCAGTCCTGGTAATACCGCTCAAAGAGATGGTGGAAGTGGAGCAGGGCAATCGCATCAAGGACAAACTTATCCAGGTTCAGGAAATACTCCACCAACAAGTCCTCCACAAGGATTTCCAGGTGGACCAGGTGGTGGATCTTTTGGAGCATCAGGTGGTGGTGGAGCAACTCAAGCAGGAGTAAATGGAACTACTCCAGGATCACCTTCAAACGCCTCTGGAGCAGGTGGAGCAGGTGCAGCTAATTCAATTTCAGGTTTTCCTGTAACTTACGCAGGTGGCGGAGGCGGAGGAGCATTTCAATCAACTGGTGGTGCTGGGGGATCAGGAGGAGGTGGGGCAGGAGGACCCTATCCAGGGGGTTTAGGTAGTCCGGGAGATGTTAATACAGGTGGAGGAGGTGGTGGAGCAGCCCATGAGACTTCAGGAAATTCTACTCTTGGTGGATCTGGAATAATTTATTTAAGAGTCCCTGCTGCAAATGCACCAAATTCATTGTCTGTTTCTCCTGGAACAAATACATTAACAACACTATCGCCAAGTGGTGATAAATTAGCAACCTTTACAGTATCAGGACAGTTAACACTTTAATAATATGGCTCATTTTGCTGAATTAGACTCAAACAATATAGTTTTAAAAGTAGTAGTTGCTTGTAATCAAGATATTGCTAACAATGGAGGAGAACAATCTATGCAAGCAGCCAAACACTTTGAAAGTATTGTTCCATTATCTTCTAATGGTGTTAGATGGGTACAAACTTCATATAATAGTAATTTTAGAAAAGAATTTGCTGGAGTAGGTAAAAAATATAGTGATGAACATAATTTATTTTATAGTCCTAGTAATGGTTATTCTTCTTGGACATTAGATTCTAATTTTAATTGGCAACCTCCTGTACCAAGACCTTTAAATTTTATATCTCCGTTAGTACAAGATCCATTAATTTGTTCATGGAATGAAAATGCATTAAAATGGGTATCTTTTGGATATGATAAAGATCTAAATAAAGTAAATTTTGAATGGGATTCTAATAATTTAGTTTGGAATAAAATATAATTTCTTTACAAATATATAAAAAAAGTATATAAAAAGTAAAAGAAATAAATATGAATTTTAAATATCATTATTGGTACTTTCAAAATGCCTTATCCATTAAATTTTGTGAAGATATTATTAAGCTTGGTAAAACTTTACAAAAAGAATCCGCAAGAATTGGTAGTTCAAATAAAATAAATAAAAAAACATTACAAAAAATAAGAAAGTCTAATGTTGCTTGGTTAAATGATCAATGGATATATAAAGAAATCCATCCATTTATTCATCAAGCAAATATAAATGCAGGTTGGAATTTTCAATGGGATTTTTCAGAAAGTTGTCAATTTACTGAATATAAAAAAGGACAGTTTTATAATTGGCATTGTGATTCATGGGATAATGCTTATAATATTCCTGAAAATTCAAATACTCATGAAAAAATTAGAAAATTATCTGTAACTATTTCTTTATCTGATCCAAAAGATTATAAAGGTGGTGAATTACAATTTGATTTAAGAAATAAAGCAAATGGAAAACCTAATGTTATTACATGTAAAGAAATATTTCCAAAAGGATCTATTGTTGTGTTTCCAAGTCAAGTTTGGCATAGAGTAAAACCTGTTACAAAAGGAATAAGACATTCATTGGTTATTTGGAATTTAGGAAAACCTTTTATATAAAAATGGATTTTAAAAAAAATAAATATTTAATTATTAAAAATGCAATATCTGAAGAACTTGCGCATTTTTGTTATAACTATTTTATAATAAAAAGAAAAGTAGCAGATACTCTCTTTCAAACAAAATATATTTCATCTACAACAACTGATTGGGGAACTTTTACTGATACACAAGTTCCAAATACCTATTCTCATTATGCAGACATAGTTATGGAAACATTATTATTAAAAGTTAAACCTATAATGGAAGAAAAAACTAAATTAAATTTAGTAGAAACATATTCTTATGCAAGAATTTATAAGAAAGGAGATGTTTTAAAAAAACATAAAGATAGAATCAGTTGTGAAATATCAACTACTTTAAATTTAGGTGGAGACCCTTGGGCAATATTTGTGGAACCTGATTCTAAAAAAGGAATTATTGACAAACAAAAAGGATATATTCCTAGTAAATCAAAAGGAATTAAAATTGTTTTAAATCCCGGTGATATGCTAGTTTATAGAGGGTGTGAATTAGAACATTGGAGAGATGAATTTAAAGGTGACTATTGTGCTCAAGTATTTTTACACTATAATGATAGAGCATCAAAAGAAGCTGAATTAAATAAATTTGACAAAAGATTACATTTGGGGTTACCTAATTGGTTTATAGGTAAAAAAATATAATGGATAAAGATTTAAAAATAAAAGAATTAGAGGAACTATTAAAATCTGAAAGAACAATTAAAAGTTCTGAAATTTTAATGAATAGTGATTTAAAAGAATACAATCAAAAACTAGAACTTCAAATTGAAAAATTATTAGAAATAAATCAAGAGTTTTTAAATAAAATTGTTAAATTAAATAATTACATAAAGAAATTAACAAATAATTAATTTGATGTCTTCAGGATCTACTATTAAAGTGTTTCCTACTTTAATAAATTATACTAATAACTTTTTAAATAAAAAAGAATGCGAAGAAATAATAAATCTAACTTTAAATAAAAAATTAAATTCACATTTGTGTTTAAAAGGTAAGGCAAAATCAACTCATACATTAAGTAGTAATATATTAAATAATTCAAAAAATAATATTTTAGAAAAAATAAATAATAAAATAAATGAATATGCTGTAGATTACGGTGTTAGAAAATTAAAACTTGATAATTCTTGGATAAATATTCAAAATAAAAATAGTGTATTAAATAAACATTCTCATCCAGATAGTGTAGTTTCAGGGGCTCTTTATTTAAAAGTAGACAAGAATAGCAGTAAAATATATTTTTATAACCCCAACCCATATTTGAATTTTGTTAATATATATAAACAAACTGAATTTACATATGAAAATTATTTTTTTACTCCTCAAATAGGCGATCTAATTCTTTTTCCAAGCTGGTTAATGCACGGATCTAATAACGAAAAAAACAATTCAACTAAAAGAATTGTATTAAGTTTTAATACTGTATATTTATGTTAGATAATTTAATTAAAAAAATAATATGATTTGGCCTTCAATAATAGTAGATAATTTTTTTGATGATCCAAATAAAATAATAGAAATGTCAAAAAAATTGTTATTTATGAAAGATAGTACAGGAAGATGGCCTGGAGAAAGAACTGCATGTCATAGTCAAATAGATAAATATTTTTACAATTGGCTTAATTATAAAATAGTCAGATTAATATATCCTATGAATCATGAACAAATGACTTGGACATGTACTCAATCTTTTCAAAAAGTAAATGGAAATTTTTATAAAAATGAAGGATGGATTCATTCAGATTCTCCTGCTGAATTTACTGCAATTATTTATTTAAGTAAACATAAAAATTGCGGAACTTCTCTTTTTACAAAAAAGAAATTTTTTAATAACAGTTTACATAGGGATAAAAAAGAAAATATATATAAAAAAGGAGATTTTAAAAATGAATTAAAATATTTAAAAGAAAATAATGATTTATTTGAAAACAGTTTAACTGTTGATTCTAAATTTAATAGATTATTTTTATTTGATTCAAATCAATATCATGCAGCAAATAATTTTAAAGATAAAGATAATGAAAATGAAGAAAGATTAACTTTAATAACATTTTTTTATTCATTAACTGCAAACGGTATAAAATATCCTATTCCTGAAATGAAAAGAGATTTTTAAAAATAAATGAAATTTGTAGATAACCTTATATCTATAAAATATCCAACAGAAACAGAAAAAAAAGAATTGTGGGATGTCTCTGGTATTTTAAAAAATAGATCAAATCAAAAATTTAAATTTGATTTAAGACCTTTAAATAAAGATTTATCTAAAAAAGGTTCATTTAAAACTAAAGCTGATAAAATGGTATTTGAAACAATTTCTGAATGGATACTTGTAGATATAGAAGAACTACATAACTATATTAAACAACATAAATTAAAGGTTGTAGAATTAGAACAATTGATATCTAAGTTAGA